GGCAATGCCATCTTGCTCATCTCTCTTGGCATCATACAGCTTCATCTTAGAGCGGTCAATACCAACTACAAACTTTTTATTCACTGTTGCGCTGTTGTAACGGTTCTTGAGTTGCTTTACTAGAATCTGACCAGTCTGCTCTAGATCTTCTGTGCTGATGAGAGCAACAAAGAAGTCTGCTGTGGCAGGAAGACCAAATGACTCTGAGGTGTCTTCTAGACCGAAATCGCTGTTAGCAAATCCAGTTCGATTGACCTGAGTTGCCGAGAATATTGGTACATTGTATTCTACTGCTAGACCACGAAGTTCTTCTGCAACAGACTTGATATAGAAGTAGCTGTTTGTGTTTGCATTCTGCTTGATTCTTGCAGAAGCGCAGATGTTGATATAGTCAACAAAGATAACATCTGGAACAAATCGCTTCTTGATCTTGAGTTCGTCAAGAAGATGCTTGAAGTGAGCCACTGATGCACTGGCAGTAGGATATTCCTTGATGATTAGCTTACCGTGTACCTTCTTCTTCAATTGTTCCATCTTCTTGTCGTAAATATTCTTTGGAAGTTCTTTCAAACTATCCAAAGTGATGTCTAGAAGATTAGCATCAATTCGCTCTGCGATTCTTTCTTCTGCCATTTCGCATGTGATGTACAGAACATTGAGATTCTGAACAAGGCAGTTTGCTGCATGGTGGCAGAGGAACAGAGACTTACCAACACCAGTACCAGCCATGACTATGTTGAGAGTCTTTGATGGAACTCCACCACCAGTGATGGCGTTGAAGAATTCAAGATCGAACGGAATACGCTTCTCTACCTGATGATAAAACTCAAAGCGTCGATCAGCATCATCAATGTAGTCGTGACCAATATGGTTGTCAAATGACACAGACAGAGCATTAGAAAGAATACTAGGGATTGCGTTCTTTGTATGTGTCTTTGATTTTCCGTCGAGAATATGAATAGAATCCATAATAGCATTATAGACGGCCTTATCCTTTACATGATTCTCAGTCTGTTCAATCAGCCAAGTTAGATCGGTCTGTTCTGGATTGGAATACAAAGATTCAACACACTTGGAGCATTCAGAGAACTCGTCTTCCGAAACAAGATCAAGCTTACCAAGGCTGATATCAAGAGCCTCCCTTGTGGGGAGGCTGTTGTACTTGGTGATAAATTCTGAAACCAGAGTGAAGATCTTCTTGTTTACATTATTGCTGAAGTATTCTTCCTTGAGAAATGGATGTACCTTACGAACATATTGCTCATTCGTTGCCAGATTCTTCAATATAACTGATTCCATCGTCATTGATTACCTCTCCATCAAAGTCATCACCGATCATGCTATTCTGCTCTTCTAAGAATTGTACTAGAAGATTAGCTACAACATCTTTAAACTCTTCCTTTTCTGATTCAGAGAGTGTACCCTTAACTACCTCATAGTCAAAGTTTAAAACAAGATTATTTTCCTTCTCTTCAAGCTTTACAACTCCATATTGAATTGCAATGCCCTTGAATTTACCTTCACCGATTTCGATGTGTGCGTTTCCATCACCATCGTTTTCTACAATATTATACTTCATATTCTTTTGCTCTTTCTTTTGCTTCTTCAATTGACATATCTTCAATAAAGCATGGAGTACCGGAACCAACCCAAGCTCCAATGATATTGAACTCAAAATACTCCTGTGCTTCATCAAAAGTCATACCATCTGCCATCAAATTTTCAATGATCTTTTTTTGGCTGTATGCTGCGATTGGTTCGTTTTGGCCAAATCTCCACATGAAACCAACGAAAGCATTATCGTGACCATCACAAAAAAGTAAGTTGCTCATAGTTACCTCAGATAATGTTAAATTCAAGTTTGGGATTCTGCAACTTGTGCATCCAGTAATCAACCATCTCTGCCATCATGTCTTCGAATGTAATGGTTGGTTCCCATCCCATTTCTCTCTTTGCCTTTGCAGCATCTCCACGAAGATAATGAAGTTCTTCTGGTCTTTCATACTTTTTATCAGTCTTGACATACTGCCTATAATCCATTCCAAGATATTCAAAGACATATTCAACCATGTCCTCAACCGAATACGAATAACCAGTAGCAAGAACATAATCGTCTGGCTTTGGCATCTGAAGCATGTTCCACATACCACGAACATAATCCTTGGCATGTCCCCAGTCTCGCTTGGCGTTTAGATTTCCTAGAACCAGAGTTTTCTCCATTCCAAGCTTGATCTTGGACGCTTGTAGTGCTACCTTATTGGTCACGAAGTTAATACCTCTACGAGGAGATTCGTGATTGAACAAAATTCCCGAAGAAATAAACATACCATATGCGTTTCTGTAGTTATGGCATAGATTATGCGCATAAAGCTTGGCGCAACCATATGGACTTACAGGGGACATATGAGTTGTTTCTCTTTGGTAATTGTCATCGTCACAAGAGTTACCAAACATCTCAGAAGTAGCTGCATGATATACCTTTGAATGGGGTGAGAACCTACGAACAGCCTCAAGGACTGCAAGAGTACCACCACCGTTTACATCAAGGGTATACTTGGGAAGATCAAATGAAACTTGAACATGGGACTGTGCAGCCAGATGATAAACTTCATTTGGTTGCAGCTTCTGGATGTTAGTTTCGATGCTGATTGGGTCAGTCAAGTCTGCATAGTGCAGCTTAATCTTTCCATCAACCCACAGGTGATCGATACGAGTTGTTTGGGATTCTGGAACAGAGTTTCTACGAACAGTTCCATGAACCTCATATCCCTTCTTGACAAGGAGTTCCGCGAGATACGATGCATCTTGGCCATTGGCCCCGATAATTAGTGCTTTTTTATCCATACTTAAAATCCTCCTGAACGCGCTCATCAATTTGCTTCAGAATCTCCTGAGTAAAATACTTCTCAGGATCTTCGTTGATATGCTTCTCAAACACCTTTGTACCATCAGGAAGCTCAATCTTGGTAGAGTTCTTCTTAAAGATACCGTAATCCAAGGCAAGGTCAACAAGACCGTAGTAACGGTTCAAACCGCTATCGAAATTCAGTTGAACCTGAACGATCTTGTTCTCCTTGGTTAGTCGGCTCTTGTAAAGCTTGCAAGTAATCAGATTACCCACAACTTCATCATCCTGCTTGTCCTTCTTTTTGGACAATGTTACGATAGTAGAAGCCGCATATTTTAGACCAGATCCACCACCAAGTTCCTTGGTCGGAACATAGGCTCCTACTACATCATAGGTATGGTTTGTCATAATCATGGGAATCTTGGCCTTGCCGAGCTTCAGCGTAAGAACGCGGAATGTTCCCTTGATTACTTGTGCGCGAGTCATGTCGCGGGTATTCTTACCTTCAGCAACATCATTCATTTCCTTGGCAGTGCTTAACATGCCTAGCGAGTCAAGAACAATCATCATTGGCTTGCGCTCAGATTCGTCTGTCGCAAGAACCTTATCAACGATTGTCAGGCACTGGTGGCGGAATTCTTCGACTGTCTCCACCGGAAACACGGCAACCCGCTTTGGGTCAACTCCGCGATCAGTAAACATGTCGCTGGTTACTGCTTGTTCTGTATCGAAGTAAAGAACGATACCTTCTGGATTCGCTTCCAGAAATTGTGCAACAACACCAATACTGAAGTAAGTCTTGCCAGTAGCAGATTCACCAGCCAAACAGGTAATTTTGTTACTAGGTAAACCATCGAATAGGCTACCAGATAACAGAGCATTAAAAGCATAAGACCCAGTATCAATATAGCCGCAAACGTCAGATCCATCAAGTCCATCTTCAACTTTACTTGCGAATTTGTTTCCTGAGACATTAATCATTTCCTTTAAAAAGTCCATTACTTATTTTCCTTAATATCATAGTAGTAATTATCATCATGTCCGTCAATGATCCATCGATCGCTTTCTCCCTCACATCTCCAACTAGTATTATCAACTTTGAAATCGGGTTTTGTGGGGAAAGGTTTAGTTACAAATGACATATTCTTCCAATACACCCTATTATTTGGTTGTAGTGTGTAGTTGCCGTTATCCAAAGCAATCATATGAAGACATTTATATTGAGATGGTTCGTCGGAATAAGAATTGCGATACCAATCAAATGTCATAACGTATTCTCCCCAATGCTCTGACTTATCTTTGAGAATAACCTTTGATCTTGTATCAAACAAAGCATCATATTCTACAACAGAAACATTTTCGTGAAAGCAATCCCACAACTGCAAGTAATCAAGAGGCATTAAGGGAGCGTCTTGTTTCCAACAAAGCATATGTATTGGCACTCTACTTCTTACCAAACCATAATCGGTCATTACATGAAAAGTCATAGCACTTCCAGAACAAGATTGTGCTCCAAAGACCATAACTTTATCAAATTCACCAATATGGTCTTGGTGCTGATACATGTGTTCCTTGCGAAGAAAGCAATAAAATTGATTAATGTTTACGTTATGCAAATAAAGACTCCAAAGTGTTTCGTTTTTCTGTCTGCCATCCGATAGCATCCACAATGCTTTTGAGCGGATCTAGAAATGCCTTTTCAAACTGCGTATCATAGTCGATGTAGTTCTTTAAGTCAAACTCTTTCGGCAAAGAAGTCATGAATGAAATTACACAATCCTTGCCCGTGATTCCACCAACTGGGTTGGGAGACTTAAGATATAGGAACTTAATCTTGTCCGCATCACAAATGAACTGGTATTTCTTTCCGAGATCATACTTCTTGATATAGTAGTTGAACAGGAGTGCTCCCTTGACGGCGATTGGAGTACCCTTCTTATAGATCGT